GCACCTTTGCTCCGTACCGAGTTTTCGAAAGCTACGCGATCATGCACGCGTATCAGGGCACGGCGGCGGCAATCGACGCGCGCAATGATTTTTGGTATGACGCCGTGATCCCAAACTCTTTCGATCTCGACGAGTTTGATTTTTCGGATAGCTTCGATCTCCCCGACGATGAAGGCTATTTCCTCTTCCTCGGTCGGCAGAACTCAGGCAAAGGCCTGCACATCGCTAAGCAGATTGCGGAAACGACAAAGACCAAGCTCGTCGTCGCTGGCCCCGGCCCGCTGGAGATGCCATCCGAATTTATCCAACCATTGGGCGTCGTCGGCCCGGCGAGGCGGCGAAAACTTCTGAGCCAAGCCAAGGCGACAATATGCGCCTCGACCTTTCTCGAACCATTTTGCGGAGTGCAGATCGAAAGCATGCTCTCGGGCACGCCGGTCATCTCGTCGGACTGGGGCGCGTTTGCGGAGTATAACGTCCACGGCCAGACGGGTTACCGATGCAAGACTTTCGAGCAGTTCGTTTGGGCTGCAAACAATATCGGAGGGATTAAACGGCGGCAGTGTCGTAACTGGGCCATGAACTTTTCGCTGGAGAAAATCGCTCCGATGTACTCGGACTACTTCCGCTCGGTGCAGGATATTTACGGCGGAAAAGGCTGGTATGAGACCCGCACGGATCGGCAAAATCTAAGCACGTCGAGCTTCTGAATGGTTTCAAAATTCTAAACCGAACTTGCTAGTTGTTTTCCTCAATTGTGTGCGGTAATCTCTCGCCAACAATGCAGACGTTCTGACCCCGCATGAGCGAGCGCGTCGAACCTCCCGCATCAGATTTTGCCAGAGACCTCCATGGGGAGGTGTGCTGAAAAGCCCTCATCCCTAGGAGAGTACCATGGTCAATGTGTCCACTCAAATTTCGGACGTTATCGTTCCCGCTGTCTTCACTCCGTACACCCAGCAGCTCACGATGGAGAAGACCGCGATCATTCAGAGCGGCGTCGCTGCTCGCGATGACTTCCTCGACAATTTGCTCGCTGGCGGCGGTCTGACCTTCACCGTGCCGTCTTGGCAGGACATCGGCGATCCGGCGGAGAACGTTTCCTCGGATGACCCGAACACCTCTTCGACCCCGAACATCACTCAGACCTCCGCCGAAGTCGCGGTGCGCCTCTCGCGTAATGCGAGCTGGAGCACGATGCGTCTGGCGACCGCTCTGGCCGGTTCCGATCCGATGCAGTCCATCGCCTCGCGCGTTTCCGACTACTGGGTCCGCCGGTTGCAGCGCGCGTTCGTCGCAGTTGCCAACGGCATCTTTGCCAACAACGCTCTGGCCGATCCCACGCTGGGCCGTTCCGGGCAAGTCGGCATCAATGCGGCCTACGGCACTCAGAATGACTTGACCCACGACGTTTCGGGCGTGTCGTTCTCGGCAGGCGTGACCAACTTCTCAGGCTCGGCGTTTATCGATGCCTGCACGCTGCTCGGCGACGCCGCCGAGGACGTGACCGCCGTGTTCATGCACTCCATCGTCTATTCGACGGCGCAGAAGAACAACCTGATCGACTTCGTCCCGGACAGCGAAGGCAAGGTCAACATTCCGACCTTTATGGGCCGTCGCGTGATCGTTGACGACGGTATGCCCAACCCCGCTGGCGACGCCAGCAACGGCGCGCAGACCGCCGCAGGCATCTATCATACGTGGCTTGTGGGTCCTGCCGCGTTCCGGCTCGGCGTGGGTACGCCCATCGTGCCGACCGAAGTCTTCCGCAATCCGGACCGTGGTAACGGCGCGGGTAGCGATACTCTCTACAACCGCGTCGAGTGGTGCATCCATCCGGTCGGCCATGCCTACGTTGGCTCGCCCGCTACCGATGGTGGCCCGACCAACGCCGCGACCGCGAACAACCTCGCGTATTCCCACTCGTGGGTCCGCGTGTTCCCGGAACGCAAGCAGATCAAGCTTGCCCGCCTGATCACCCGCGAGAGCTAAGGCTCTCGTCGAGCGCTTGCATTATTAAGAGCCCGCTCGGCAATCGGGCGGGCTCTTTCTCTTTCGGAGGATCACCATGGCCAATCAGCTTTCCGGTCAGACCACGCCCTCGCCGCGTGAATACAACAAACATCAGCGTCATGCCCCGTATGCCCGTCTGCGGCATTCGCAGCAGGCCATTGCTTTCCTCGCCGCGCAGGCCGCGCGCTTGTCGAGCACCGCTGCAACGATTTACGCCAAGCTGACCAAGTACGGTGCGGACCGTGTCAAGGCCGCTACCAATATCAGTCAGCTCCCCTGATCTAATTGCTCGACGTAGCGGGCTAAGAGGGGGACACTTTCGGTTCGCACGTTTGAGCATAGGGGTCGGGAGAGCAGACTTCGCATCTGACTTCCGACCCCGACCTATTCTGTCCCCCGCACCATGAGGTGAAATAATGCCTACGTTCCCCAAAGAAGCTATCAAGCAAATTCTCGAAGGTCTCGACCACACGAACGATGCGCTCTGGACCGACGATGGTGCGCCGCTCGTGACCGAGGTGCAGCGCCTCGCGAACGACAAGACCATCACCCGGGCGCAGATTAATGATGCCTTCCCCGGCTTCGCGCGTAAAACGACCGACAGCGTCCCCGAGGATGTGCAGCCCGACGATGAAGCTGCCGAGACGAAAGCCTCGACCGACCTGATCATCGAGCCGGTTGCGGCTGGGCCGAAGATGGATGACGAAGACAGCGACGAGCCACTCTCGCCCGAGCAAGAGCACGAGCGTCTCCGCAAATTGGCTCTTGCCCGCGTGCATGCGGCAGAAGAGGCAGTCGCAGCGGCTAAGAGTGCCGTCTCGGAAGCTCAGCGCGGCGTGCAACAGGCCGAAGCCCGTCTTACTCGTGCGCTCCAAGTCTACAGCTCGAAGTATCCGCCGATCTCTCCGGCCGAAGCGATCAAAATCCATCTTGCTCGGCAGCAGGAGCTTCTTCGGGAGCGCGTGACCGGTTCGCGATTTGAGCCCAATGTCGCGGCGAACCCGGTCGATCAGACCCTCATGGACCGCAAACGCAACAATGGTCGCAATGGGCGAGGCCCGACGCCGGGGCCATTCCTTCCCCGCAAAGCAGCGGTGAACTACTAAAGAGGTCTCTGCCCAATGGTTTCGCTCATCTCGGGCAAGGCTACCCCCAAAGCGCCGCCGTGCAGCGATGCAGGCGGCGCTTTAGCATAGAAAGCACGAGTGATGACCGCGATCTTTTCGGTACAGGATGAGACAGGCACCGTCGCGCAAGTGACGATAATGCCCTCGCCATCGCCCGCCCAGCATATTACGGTCGGCGACACGGGCGTCTATGCGGGCTTCCCGGATGACGGGACCGCCAGTTTTGCAACCCCGACGTTTCAATCCCTCCCCTTCACTGTCAGTCAGGTTCTCGATGACGAGCATTTCTCGGTCTCGACGATCAATGCGAACATGGCCGACTGGCCCGCGTTCGGGCAGATCACGTGGACGACTGGCGCGAACACTGACGAGACCTCGACCGTGTCAGAGATTGACGGGGCGAACGCGTACATTTCGGTCGAAGAGTTTACCAAATATCACGCGGCGCGCGGCAACGCGGTCCCGGCGGACGCTACTGTGCAGCAAATAAGGGCTGCCATCGTGCAAGGCACGGACTATCTTGATCAGCGCTATCGCTACAGCGGCGTAAAGCGCTTGCAGACTATCGGCTCCGCCGTGATGGATGCGAACGCCACTTTCCTCGAAACGTGGCTCACGCCCTATGCGTTGAATGGCGTCTCCTACCTCACGCCGACGACCTCGAAGCAAAGCACGGAATGGCCGCGACAGGGCGTCATCGACTTCAACGGCGACACGGTCAACGGCATCCCCAAGCAGATCAGGGCGGCGTGCGCCGAGCTGGCGATCAGGGTCCTCAACGGGACCGTGCTCCAGCCGGACTACGACCCCAACCTCGTCGGCGCGGGCGGCGTCGTCTCGTCGATCACCAAGAAAGTCGGCCCGCTGGAGACTGTGACCGCTTATGACACCAAGCTAGGAATTGGCTTCTTTGCGTCTTTCCCTATGGTGGATCGAATGCTCTCGAAAGCGGGGCTGCTCAACTCGGGCGGCGGCCGGACAGTCATCCGGTAAGCCGCGAACATGCTAGTTGTTCGCCCCCATAGGATAACATAGAATGGCCACGAAATTCGACTACCAAGGCGCTATCACGGATGCCGACAACCTCATCCAATACTTCGGGATGGACGCGGTTCTCCGGCGCGCAGGGAGTAGCCCAGAAGATCGGCCCTGTCGGGTCGTGATCATCAGCTACGATCCGCGCGAGAAGCCCGCCGACCTTGCTAATCCGACCGACCGAAAGGTCATCATGTCGGCGGCAAATTCGGAGGTGCAACTGATGCCGCCGGATAATGAACAGGATCAATTGGTGACGTTCGTGCAGCCCCCAACGAGCCCGCCCGTGATCCACGAAATTCTGCCGTTGACTTGTAAGCCCAAGCCAACTGCGCCTGCCGGGGTAACTGTTCTCTGGGAATTTACGGTACGGCGATGAGCGCAAAGGTAGATCGGCGGCAACTGATTTTGGATAGGCTTGTGACCCTCTTGTCCGGCCTGACCATTCAACTTTCTACGGGAACGATCCCGGCGGGAAACATCGTGCATAATCGCGATGAACTCCCGAAGGAGCTTGTCCCGGGCATCATCCTCTTGGATGCTGACGAGGTTCGTGATTTTAACTTCCCCTCTATGCAAGGGCGGAGTGAGCGTCCCGGACCCGGTATCCTGAAAATGACGCCGGAGATTTATGTTGTGCTCGACGTTCGCAAACCGAAGAACGTGCTAGTCGGGCAGGACTTGGGTTTAGCGCGTGTGGCGATCATCAATCTGATCCTACACGATAGGGACCTACAGGCCATTACAGGGTCGAGTGGGTCAATACTATACGACGGATGCGTCACTGACCTCGCGCGCAACCGGCAGATGAAGGGGCAGATGGGCTTGAGCTTCACGTTCTCATACCCGTTCATCCCTGACGAGTTCGCGGCAGCCTAACGGAGAGAACCTATGCCCATTGGAAACGAACATATCGAGGGCTCCCTCGTTAGCCCGAACATCGGCAACTACTACATCGGCAAGGGCATCGTCAGCATCAAGCTGCTTGGCGAGACCGAGTTTGTTGACTGCGGCAACGTTCCGCAGTTCGAGTTTCTGGCGAAGGTCACTCAGCTTGACCACTTCTCCAGCCGGACCGGCGTTCGTGTCAAGGACTTCACCGCCGTCATTGAGATCGCGGGCTCACTTACGATGCAGCTCGAAGAGCTGACCGCGCGCAACATGGGCTTCGCTCTGCTCGGTCTGCCGACCGGCGGCCCGTCGCCGGTCCCGGATACAATCGACATCTTCTCCAGCCCGGTCATCTACGGCTCAGTGCGGTTCGTCGGCACCAACGACATCGGCCCCATCTGGACGGTGAACTTCCCTCTCGTGAAACTGTCGCCCTCGAAGGCTCTCGGCCTGATCGCGAATACGTGGGGCGTCATCGATCTCGAAGGCGACGTGCTGTTCGATCAGTTGCAACAGACCTTCGGCACCGCGACCGTCTCGCTGCCGAACTCGCCTACCAGCAACCTCTAAGCTATCAGCCCGTGGCCTGTTTTCAGCATCCGTTGAAACAGGCCACGGGGCTTATGGTTTCATAGGCCAAAACGGACAGAAAATGTCCGTTTCGGCGTATGAAGTATCCCCACCGGAGAACTCCCCCATGACCGATGAACCCCAAGACCCCGCTGCCGACCCTGTAGTGGCTCAGGATGCGCCTGCCGCCGACCCAGCCCCGGAAGTCGCCGCCGACCCGGCAGCCGCTCCAGACCCCGTTTCTGAGGCTCCGGCCGCCGACCCGGCCCCGGAAGTCGCCGCCGACCCCGCTCCGGCGGCTGATCCGGCTCCGGCTGCCGACCCCGTAGCGGACGACGAGGACCTCGAAATCGAGATCACCGAAACGATCCGGGTCCACAATCCGAACGCCCTTCGTGGCGTCCCCGCCGGTCCGCCTCCGCATCCGCGTACCGTATAAAGTTTCTACCCTATCGAATGTCCCCCTTCGAATAAGGAATAGATTATGAGCACCAAGCCGGGCCTCAATCTGGCCGATCTCGCCCCAATGTATGAAGACGTGCCAATTGGAGACAGCTACCTCCGCGTCCACGGTATCAGCGCGAAGACCGGCCTCGAAATCTTCAAGCGCTTTCCCAAGGTTCTGGGAATGGTTGGTGAAGGGTTCAATCTCGGAAACTTTCTGGCAGTAGCTCCCGATGCCGTGGCCGCGATCATCGCAGCCGCAACCGACAACCTCGGCGATGAGAAGGCAGAAGCGGTAGCAGCCGGGCTCGGGGTCGAGACCCAGTTTGATATTTTGGAAGCGGTAGGGAGGCTTACCTTTACAAGAGGGTTCGCCCCTTTCGCGGAGAGGATCATGGCCCTCGCAGGCGCAGCCAACTCCGGCCTCTCTTCAAAGGTGCCGGATTTGAAATCGCCGCCAGCATCGAAGCCCTCATCGCCGCCGGACACCCCCCAAGCGTAGTCTGGGACTACACCCCCAGACAGATGGCAGCTTTCACGTTTCTCGCGGTCAAACGGAAGAACCGTGAGGACCATGCCTCGCTCTCGTTGATGCTACTCGCGCAGAGTGGTGACGAGAAGGCGGTCAAGAAGCAATTGGAGACTTGGGAGAGGGATGCCTGATGCCCCTTCGCATCACAACCGATAAGATCGCGGCCCCGAAGTTCAAACAGAATTTGGCTGGGCTCCGAGACCGGTTCGAGAAGGCCCTGACTGCCTCAGTCAACATGGCTGCGTCCATGATCAAAGAACAGGCCGATGCGGATATCGCTGGAGCTGGAAATTTCGGACAACGCTGGACGGAGGGCCTGCATGTAGACGTGAGCGACACGCTCGGCAACATGCGGATCAGCGTCACGCATGATATCCCTTATGCCGGGATTTTCGAGACCGGCGGTGTGATCAAGGGAAATCCATTCCTCTGGATACCGATCAGCGGGACGGATGCCGAGCGCACTCCCGCAAGCGCGTATAGTGGAGGGCTCTTCTCCGTCAACCGCAAGAGCGGCGGCCCACCGCTGCTCTTCTCCATTTCGGATAAACAACCGAAGTATTTCGGGGTCGAGAGCGTCACGATCCCGAAGAAATTCCATACCGGCGAAATCGTGAAGAGTGTGATGGGGAATTTCCGTCAGATATTCGATAGCGCGTTTAGGAGTAGGACCGTCTGATGCCCAATCTTGACGACATCACGCAAAAGATTTTGATCGACGGCGACGCCGAGGTCATCAATAAGCTCAGTGAGATCGGAGAGAAAGGCTTCGAGGCGATCAAGGAGCTTAGCGAAGCTGCGGAGAGCGGAGCGAGCGGACTTGAAATCTTCGGGACAGCAATCGGCGAAGTAGGCGCGACGATCATCGGGGTCGTCGGCGCGATCTCAGCGTTCGTCGATGCCAATGACGAAGCCATCCAGCGTACCAACTTCCTCGCGCAGGCGTTCGGGGCCACGACTGAGCAAGTCGTCGGGCTCGAAGCCGCGTTTGCCGCTGCTGGCGTCAGCACGCGCACCTTCGAGCAGTTCGCCCAGCGGCTCACGACGACCATCGCGCGTGAGTGGCCCGCGATTACCGAGAGTATCCGGACTTCGTCCAATGAGCAGGACGCGGCTCAGGAGCGCGTTGTCTCTTCGACCATCAAAGTGCAGGAGGCCCAGCGGGCGCTTGGTTTCGTAAATGACGAGACCGCCAGCAAGATCGCTAACTCGTCCCTTCGGGCACAAGCGGCATACACCGCGCTCCAGTTCGCGGCCTCCCATGCGCTCCAGCAAATCCAGCACGACACGGATAGCGTGCGCGGTGCCGATCTTAGTCTGGAGAGCGCGCAACAGCGGCTCGCCGAGCTAGAAGGCCGCCCAGTATCGGAAGCGGACAAACAGGCCCTTCAAATTCGCGAAGCTCAGCTTGCCGTGGACAAAGCCCGGCAGGCGGCAGCGGATGCCCGCATAGCGCAGCAGGAGCATGCGGCGCAAGCGGCGGCTAAGCAAGCTCAGCTCGAACAAGCGGCGGAGGACGCCGCCCTAAAACACGAGACTGCCATTTCCGAGGCTGCGACCTCGCGACAGAAGGCGGAAGAGGCCGTGCGCTCTGCGATCACCGCTCGCGCCGAGGCCGAGGATCGCGCTCAGCAGATCGCGCTCAAGAGCATCCCGGCGATCAAGTCGGCAATCGAAGGGCTGACCGATGGTAGCAAGGCGGCCACGACGGCTATCGATCTGACGCAAGTTTCGGTCACCAATCTGACTAAGGGCATCATTGCTGCCGCTCAGGTCGGCGATAAGCCGCCGACCGGTTTTCAGGTCATGGTCGAGCTGTCCCGTGTTCTTTCCAGCGAACAGGGCAAGCTCATCGACAGCTCGCAAAAACTCGCTATCGTCCAGCAGCTCAGTCAGCGCGGTTTCAGCACAACGAGTGGAGCGGCCTTTGAGCTGCTCAACGCGCTGGAGCGCGGGCCGGAGTATTTCAAGAGGTTCGAGAACGCGGCCAAATCCCATTTCTCGGTCAACGAGCAAGGGCGGCAGAACGTCGAACACTTTAGAGATGCTATCGCTGCGCTAGGTCAGAGCATCGAACTTGTCAATCGCGACTTCGCGGCTGCCGCGAGCCCAATCTTCACGAGCTTCCTTGAAGCGCTCAATGAGAGCCTGACCACGAGCGACGGGCTGCTGCATGCGGTCGTAGCGGGCGTTCAAGCTATCGGTGCGGGTCTTGGGGTCGTTATCGAGGGCTATCAGAAGCTCGCGACTGCGATTGATCATGCGTTCAATCTTGAGCCCGGGAGGGCGATGCAGGCTCTTATTGGGGCGGCTATCACGGCGGTTGCGCTCTTCGCATCCGCGTGGCTGGCGGTCCCGGCTGCGATTGCGGTCGTGGTGACAGCTATCGGCTACATCGCGGAAAACTGGGATAAAGTACGAGAAGGGGCAGCTCGCGCATGGGAGGCGGTCACCAATAGCTCGGTAGTCAAATTCTTGGAGAGCGTCCTCGAAGAGGTGAAGGCTATCTGGAGTTTCCTCTCGAAGATCGTCGCGGCAGCGAACACCCTATCTCCGATAAGCGGCAAGAGCGGCGGCGCGAGTGCTGGCGCGGGAGGCAGCGAAAGTGGCGCGCAGGGGTTCGCGGAAGGCGGCCCCATCAACGGCCCGGGAACGACTACGAGCGACAGCATCCTCGCGCGCCTGTCGCGCGGCGAGTTCGTCATCAAGGCAGCGGCGGTGCAGACATATGGCGCTGGGCTCTTCCATGCGCTGAACAACATGATGCTGCCCGGCTTCGCGTCCGGTGGCCTCGTGCCATCTCCGGTCCGTCTGCCCGGCGGCGGCAGCGTGCCCGCGACGAGCACATTGAACTTGTCAATCGACGGACGATCCTTTAATGGTTTGCGGGGGCCGAAGAGCACGATTGACGACCTCTCCAGCTTCGCGATTGCCCGCCAGACTTCGGCGGCGGGTAGCAACCCTTCATGGATGAAGTAAATGCCCAAAGACGCACTGGGACACGGAAGTAATCCTAGAGGCCTCGCGGGCGAACACTTGCCCGTGTGGTATCACGGCTCGCCGACCGGCTTTCCCGGTCTGACTGGCCCTATCCATGTCGGCACTTATCGCGCCGCCCGCATGGCGCTTGAAGCGCGCATCGGCGTGCCTGCGGATGGGAAAGGCTGGGACGGGACGCGAGAGTATGGAAAGACGCTGCTCGCCGGAAAGGAAACGCTCGCTAAAATGGAGAGTGGCGAGAAGCCCTACTACAATAAGTATCCGGCGTCCGGATACAATGCAGGTAGTTGCGACGAAGAGGTCCCGCAAAAAGACTACTATCCAGATCAGCGAAAGAGCTTGCCGACGATGGGGAGGGACCGAACGCCAATGTCATTGACCATGCGCCCGGCTGTCCGGGCCTATCAGATAAATGGCCCGATGAAGAACTCTCCGGGAACGCCGTACACCGACACGCGAGCCAATGCTCTTGCCCGAGCGCAGCAGACCAAGGGCAACGGCAAGCACGGCTTCTATTACACAAATGATGCCGAAGACAGCGGCAGTATCTCGGCTGTCGTGCCGAACCACGAGCACTTAACAGGATTGGTAGAATAGCATGCCCGGCGGATTTGAAAACATTCTCCCCGCGAATGCGGATACGATCCTAACGATCTCATCGTTCGGGAACATGCTGTATCAGGCGCGTGGCCTGACGCAAACCCTGTCCGTGATCGGCGAGGCAACTCAGCAGGACCGCACGATCAACGGCACTCTCGTCGATCTCTCAGTCGCGCAGTTCCGCAAGTATTCCTCGAAGATCACCTCTCCGAGCGATACGAACGCTCCGCCGCTCGACGGCGTCTTCCCCGGTATGATCGTCACCGTACAGTGCGCGGTCGGGCTCTCGTATCTCACGAGCGGCGGGAACGGCCCCAACCATCGCACGCCAGTCTCCGGCTCTGTCTATACCGAAGGAGCATACACCTTCTATCGACCCGAACTCACGATGATGGTCAAGACCGTCGAAACTCAGTTTGATGAATGGAAGAACGTGGTAGGCTGGACCTTAGAGCTTGAGGAAGTCTGATGAAAGATGCCAAGGGTCACGGCAGTAACGCGCATAATTCCGGCATCGATAAAATTCCGGGCTGGAGCCCGGTCAAACTTGTGCCGACGAATAGCCTCCGTCCGCGCCCAGAGAATACCGCGATGATTGAGAAATTCAAAGCGCGAGATGCGGCCAGCGAGAGGGCTTTTCGCGAAGCATATCCCGGAGAGAAATACGTGCCGTATCCGGGCGACATGCGCTACAAAGTAGACGAGATCAGAAAGACGATCCGGACAGGGGGCTCTCTTCCGCCGCTCGCGGTCAACAAAGACAACACGATAGAAGACGGCGAAAACCGCTGGAATGCCTATAAGGCCGAAGGCGTAAAGATGATCCCGGTTAGGATTAAAACTAGATGACCCTCCCCTTCACCTTCGCGTGGGTCGATGAGACCCAGACGACCTTCGATCCGAACACGATGAACGTGTTCGACGAGGACATCTTCTCGTTCGTCATCCAGCACGACGAGGGACAAATCCCGACGCTTGACATCATCGTAAAGAACCCCCGCATCGGGCTGCTCTCGCCCGGGCGCAAAGTCTGGGCATGGCTTGGATGGCAGAGCCCGGCGTCCGATCCGAACTATCACGGAGCGCTCGTACCGCTGTTCTTCGGCGTGCTTGTTGGCGTCCCTACGAGCCTCTTCAAGGAGAAGGTGACGCTCCAGTTCATCGCGCGCTCGCCGCAGTTCATTGCGAACAAACAGGCGCTCGCCGAAACCATGAAGACCTCGCCCTACTACGATCCGATCTTTATTGAGACGACCAAGCGGGATGACCCGGACACGATCCTCGAAGGATGGTCGGCGCTCTGGCATATCGACCGCACGTCGCTCGCGATCACCGCGTCCGACATCCTCGTTGGCGAAGACGGCAACGCCGAGTTCGACGAGGATCACGCGTTCTACGATAGCGTCTCGCTGCAATTAGGGCAGCCCCCGCTCGTGAACATCCGCGTTGAGGCCACTGTCAATTGGACCCAGCGCACGTCGGGCTTCTTCAAGGTGCCAGCAGTCAACATCTCCAGCTATACGGGCGAGACGCTGCTCAGCGATTGGCCGAAGCCCGGGGCAAGCCTCGGCGGCGGGTACAAGTGCGAGACAAGCTTTGTGACGGATGTCTACTTCATCTCCGAGACGCCAAACACGTCTTACAACTATTCGTGGACGAACTCTGACCCCAATCCGGGTCAGTGCTCGACCGCGTCGTCGTCGTATTCGTCGAGCGGCCCTGCCCTGCTTGCGCCCGATCCGTTGCAAAATGTGTTGACGAGTTACTATCGAGGCGGCGTCTGCTTTCCAGACAGTGATCCGCCGACCAATACCTCCCTCGAAGCGTCTTCTAGCGGCGTGATCATTCCGCTCTGGAATGTTTCGATGGACATGACAATTCGCTATGACGCGAACCGGCAGTTCTCGGAAGTGCTGTCATTCGACATGCTTGCAAACGTGCAGGGCATTCTCGCTTCGCCAACTGTCGATCAAAACACTGAATTGCTCACAGTCTCGTCGGTCGATATCGGGCAACCGCTGATCGAAGTGGACGCGTGGACTGATTTTGCGGGCAGGCACGTCAGTCTCGCACAGATGATCTTCCCGAACAACCCAACTACGCCGGGAGGTCTATCGTATCAGGTTTGCGTGCAGGCTGGCACCGCTGGCGTGGTCGAGCCGGTATTCAGCGACATCCCCGGCTTCATCACGAATGATAATGGCGTCGTCTGGGCCAGCCTCGGTACGCAAGGCGTGTCGCAGGCCTCGGCTTGGGCTCCGGGCGCGTATGTCCCGCTCGGGCAGATCATGCTTCTGCAAAATCAGGTATTCAACACGAGCACCGGCACCTTCGAGGATGTCCCCGGAGCAACGAGCTATTATCTCTGCACCACGGCGGGCCAGACGAACGGCAAGTACATCGTCAAGACGTACACGCCCCCAGTTACGTCCAATGTCGAGCCCACTCCAGCAGTCCGCCACATCAACTATATCAAGCAGCCGAACTTCTCGACGGTGGTAGGCGCGTCAATTGCGGACGGCACCGTGATCTGGACCGTACTCGGCACGTCTCCCGCGCTTCTGGGTATCCCGATTGGCGGCACCGCGAACGACGTGCGAGCGCGCAGCTACTTCCCGACATCTCGGGGCATTGCCAGTGTCGAGTATCTTATCAGTCGCGCTCGTGCTCGTCTGCGGTTCCGGGCGCGAGCGGTGAAGATCGGCTGGGAGTGTCGGTTCGCCGACGCGGTCCCGCTCTCGTGCCGTAAGAACGGCACGCTGTTCGATCCCCGGCTCCCCGGCGGCGCGGCCACTGGCAAGATCACTGCGTACTCGCTCTCATGCAGCGGCGACGGCAAGCTTCGGGGCAAAGTCGAAATCGGATGTGCCATTGGTTTCGGCGACAGCATTGACGAGATCACGGGAACGCCGGAGTACGCGGCTCCCGGCTACATGCAAGTCGGATATCAACGCTATGACGGAGCGATGGTGCCACACGGTAGCAATGACACTACGTTTTCATTGCCGGTCTACGGCGGGTTCGATGATGGGCTTCACTTCCCCCTCCGCTGGCAAGATGTTAGCGATGGCGGGCTCGTCAGCGGCAGTCTCGCCGATCAGAAGAAGGCGATTGAGGCCTCATTCGCGACCGCGCGTATCCTCCAGTATTTGAACCAAGCGGGCGGCTCGGTCGGCTCAGCGAATGCGACGGTTCATCAAAACGGCGTCGCGCCGGATGTGGCGTGGCAGATCACGCGCGAACAGCTCGCGTTGCTCAGTCAGAATACGCCCTACGTGATGGCTGCAAATCCGATCTCATGGTCCTGTCTTTTGAAGCCCTGCGCGGGTAACGGGCCGTTCGGCGGATCATACGCCATCTCGGTCTCGCCGCTCGTCGTTCCGAAAGGGATCAATCTGGAGGCTCCGTCGTCGCCATGACACTCGAAGCAATCATCCGTCCATTCGTGGGCGATCAGGTCAGTCCGCAGCCGTTCCATCCGGGTAACTCGGCGAGCGCCCCGCCTGTGCGCCTGTCTGTTGGCCAGATCGGCGGCAGTAAAACATTCAGCTTTAGCTCAAGTACGTCGATCTCTTCCTACATGGCCGCCGTCCATACGGAGAAAACTTCGACGGCATTCGACATGACCACCGGGAAGCTGGCGCAGTAAGATGGCAACACGTAAAACCCATGTCGTCCGGATCGGAACGACTAAACAGTTTATCGACATAGAGGTGCTCGATGCTATCGCGTTCCGTCACGCGAACGGCAAAGAGATGGTCCTCGACCTCGCTGCGGAAAAAGCAGTCCCGTACATCGTCGATGAAACCGGCGGTGGCAATGGAAAGACGCCGGGCAAAGCGACGCGACGCTCGCATATGAAGCGGCTCAAGGGAGCGGACAAGACCCAGATTATCGATGTCGAGGTCCTCGACGCAATCGCGTTCAAAGACGAGAACGGCAAAGAGTGGATTTTGGACCTGACCCGCAACGACGGGGCCGCAGTCTATAACACGACGACCGGCGAGGGCAATGCGAAAGCTACTCGCCGTGTCCACTATGAAAAACTCTACAGCGACCCTAACGACCCGACCTCGGACTTCCTTCTAGTCGAGCGGTGCGATACGATGGCTTTCCGAACGATCAACGGGGAAGAGATGGTCGTTGTGATGCCGTCGAGTGACGACGGCTCCGGCTCGGGTCGCGCCTCGACCGCCATGACGCCGTCCGGGTATGATCCAAAGGGGAACACCGCTCCGCCGTCAAACTCTGATCCTTCCGTGTATGCGTCTTTTCCGAAAGAGAGCAAAGGGGCGCTCCTAAACAAGAGCGGCACTTCGTATGCTGATGCAGTGAAGGTCGCGTGCGGTCCGCTATGGTGGCCGCGTGCGATCAATCCGAAGGGCGGCCCGTGGTATTGGTACGTCCCTACTCAGACTGCGAAGACGTTTAGCTTGTACGTGGACCCGGGTCAGTATGTCTGGGCTGGCAACCCCAGCCTCAGCAGCTTCGCGGGCACGCCTCCCAGCTTTACATGGAAATGGCTGCCGGGCATCCTCACTCAGAACCTCAACGATACCCAAGTATTTTTCTTTCCGTTTCAGCCATTCGGATACGGGTCGCTTGAAGACGCGATCACCGCAGGGGATACGGGAGACTGGGGGCTGGTAGATTTTTCTGATACGCATCTCGACGACAAAGAGCCCAACGGGCTTAGTGCGGACCCATGCATCGTCGGCGTCAGGGGCAATCCGGATATCTGGCAGCTCACTGGGATCGCGCCCCCCAAACTCATCAAGCCCATCCCTCCAGCCATCAAGTGGACCGCCGAGCCACTGACCAAGAAGCTCGCCGCGCAAGCGGCGAAGGCGTGGGCGGATGACTGGAACGCAACTTCGGATGCGTTCAATCAGCAGATGGCAGGTTGCGCGATCACTCTCGAAAACATTTGGTGGTACATCCATTGGCCGTATCCCGTTGACAACGGCGGCACTCAACGCTTCTTGGGAGCTACCCGGCCATCGGTCTTCACTTACCCCAGTACAGCTTTCCACGTTCCGCTGTACGACGAACACACGACCGAGACGCCCGGCCCGAAGGAAACGGGCGGCCGATATATCGGCGGTCTCCCGGGCCAGTTCTGGGTGATCGGCAGCTCTGACATCACTGTCATCAATGGGATGGCTTTGCAGCTATATCCGCCGGGCGACATCGTAGGCCTGCACGGGGCGTATGCGAGCTACATCGCTGTCGGACAACTGGACCCAAACAAGTGGGACACGTCTGATCCTGAAAAGCCGAAGCTCAAAGGCCGGTAGTTGACTTTTCACTGAAATACGGTTAATGACACAACCTTCAAAGGATCATGCCCATGCCCGCCAGTCTTGTCTTTCGTACCGACGATCCAGCTCGCTGGGGCGGGGGCCAAGGCTCCGACCTCGCAGCGGTCACTATCGATCTCAATTTCTGGACGCTCTTTAGCGCGGTACAGGCCCTTGAAGATCACCAATCTGTCGGCGCGGGGATCGATTATATCAATCAGCCAGCAGGCGGCAATCTCTTCTATATTCATCTGACAGATCATCGTGTGCTCGGGCCGTTTGTGATCCCGAGTTCGCAGTGGAACCCGCGCGATGAATGGGGGCCGATCACGACGTATGCGGCTTACGATGTCGTCTCGCATGACGGGGCGCTCTATCTCATTGTCATTCCTCACACGAGCGGCACGACATTCTCCGCGTTCGCGACTGACGGGCAGGGACATCTACTCTACAACCTCCTGCTCGCGGAGCCCGCGAACGGGGTTCCGCCCAACGGCACTCGGGGCCAGCGGCTCGTCGCTACCGCAGGCAGCCCGGCGTCAGAATGGCAGAACGACTTCATTCGACTGCACGTTTTTGTCGAAGGTCAGCCCAATCCGGCGGAGACGCTGTTGCAGTACACCGTCACTGATGACATGACGCTGCCGATCAATCTTGAAGGTTCGGTCTTCTATCAGCGCATCCCCAGCGTGACTAACGTAGTCTACGAGATCGCGAAGAACGGGACAAGCATCGGCACCATCGAATTTGATGGCCCGTCGCCTGTCGATATCCTCGTCACGTTCACGACAGCAGTCACTTTCGTTCCGGGAGATATTCTGACCCTTATCGGCCCGACCACTCCGGATGCGGTGCAGCTCGACATCTCGTTCACGCTTCTTGCTACCCTGACGTGATCCGATGACAGTTGCCATTGAAGAAATCCACGGCGGTACGAACTTCAATGTCGGCAGCAATGTCGGTATCTCGTCCTCGCAAGGCGGCACGATCACTACGGACGGGACCGACCGTCTTGTCGTGCTCGCGTTCTTCACCGGCCGGTCGGACAACTCACTAAATCAGGTTCATGTCAACAGCGTCACCGCGTCCGGCCTGACCTTCACGCGCGTCTTCACCGATCACTATACCTACACCGATGGGTCCTACGGCAGCTTCACGCACGGCACCATCTCAATCGACATCTTCACCGCCCCGGCCGCCGCGCAGCAGACTAACGTAGCGTGGACCACCACTACGGATGGAGATGGCTTCACCAATAACGGCGGATGCACCGGCTTCGCGGTCTCAGGCCTGTTCGATATCAATAGCCCGTTCGATCCGTCGAACGCTTTCGATGTCAGTTCGGACACGAGCGGATCGTCCACGACCCCAACCGTGACTGGCGTCGATACGGCGAATAGCTCGGACCTGATCGTCGGCTTCTTCACAGAGCATTCGGTTAACCCGGCCTCGGCGGACATCACGGCAGGGAGCGGCTGGACC